TTTCGCTTCGTCAGTCCGGTTAAGGCACACCCTACACAGGGCGCTTTTTATTCATGTCTACTAATCTTGGGGCGGTTCACAGCTTGCTGTACGGCGGTCTCTTTTGTTATGGGGACCCGCTTATCTGCGGGAACATCTCGGTTTTCCGCAAAAAGCCCAAAAGACATGCAGGCGAAGCAATGCAGCCCCCAAAAATCGGCTTCAGCAAAAAGAAAAGCACCATACTTCCTACGAAGTACAGTGCTTTTTGGTGGAGCTATCAGGAGTCAAAACGAACATTTTGGCATCTGGCGAATCCTCGCCATCCGGCGGGTCTTCCCCGGTCTCCAGAGGAATCTCAACGCTATTGTCCTTGCCCATAAAGGAAAAGACCAGCTTCAGGCGGTTGTCATCGTAGATGTAGGCTGCGACAAGGAAGTCTTTGAAAAGTTCTGCCTGAACCTCCCTGTCTTGTATATCCTTGCTGCGAAGAATGTGGAGTTCGTGAATCAAATCTTCCCGATTGATTTTGACCACATCCCTCTTGGCTGCACTCAACTGGGCGGTCAGCTTTGAGTTCTCAGTCTCCAATTCAACCATCCGGCTGCGGGTGGCCTCTGTGATAATTCCCATCTCGATGGCTTTCAGCATATTCGAGGTGGCCTTTTTGTTTTCGGCCAGCTGCTGCTCCAACGCCTCGATCTGGAGGTCATTGTCGTGCTTTTCCCAATACTGAACCGTCTGATCTGCCATCCACTCGATAACGTCATCGGTCAAGCAGTACATCTTGATGGCCTGTGCGATGGCGGGCTCGATAACATCCCGGCGGACATTCTTCTTGTTGCAGGCGTGTTCGGTTCGCCGCTTCTGGCAGGTGTAGTAGTAATGCAGCTCTCCGTTTCTACTGGTGCCGGATACGCCCGTCATGTAGCTGCCGCAATGCCCGCAGCGCAGCTTCCCGGTCAACAGGTAATCTTCCGCACCAACGCGGTGCCGGGTTCCAACCGGATTCTTTTTCATCCTCATGGCCTCCTGTACCCTGTACCACAATTCATCGCTCACAATGCGAGGAATCCCATCCACAATGCGGACGTTGCCGTAAATGTAGATGCCCTTGTACCGCTCGTTCTGGCAAATGCTCTGGAAACTGCCCTTATTCCACGCAGCTCCCTTGCTGGTCTTGATGCCCTTTGCGTTGAGATCTCGCGCAATATCTACGAACAGATCCCCGGCGGCAACACGGGTGAAGATTTCCCGGACAACAGCCGCTGCGGGCTCGTCCAGCATAACCTTCCCATCTGCACCGCGCTTGTACCCCAACGGCTGCCGGCCGTTCGCCATGCACTTGTTGGCGTTGTCGTCCAGACCGCGGATGATGTCCTCTGCCATGTTCTCGCTGTAAAACTGGTTGACGTTCATCATGTTCCGCAGTGCAAAACGCCCGGCGGCAGTATCGTCAAAATCTTCCTCAGCGTAAAACACCTTTACGCCGTAATCGTCCAGCTTCGCCTCGTTGACCATGGCTTGCAGCATATTGCGCCCGATGCGGTTGGACTTCCACGCCACGACGGCCTGAAACTTCCCCTTTTCAGCATCCCGCATCATCTGCTGGAAACGAGGCCGGTTATCCGTCTTGCCACTGATTGCCCTGTCTTCGTATGTACCAACAATGCGCAGTCCAAGCGCAGCCGCGTGCTTCGTACACTCTGCGATCTGCTGCTCGATGCTGACCTCTCGCTGGTTATGTGACGAGTACCGGGCATAGATGACGGCATCGAGGCCAGCAGCGATATTCTTTTTTCTGGCCATCAACCATCACCGTTCACTTTCAAATTCCAAGAAGCTGCTTTTTCTTTGCTGTAAATTCTGCTTCCGTCAAAATACCCTCGTCCAACAGCTGCTTCAAGCCGCGAATTTCATCCACAACTGAAACAACTGTGTTAGATGGGACTGCTTGTGCAGCGGATGCGGAAGCCTGCCGCGACTCGTACCCGGTAACATAATCGTTTATAGCTCTCGCCTTGTCCAAATTTTCTTTAGTGTAGCAAAAGTATTGCTCTCCGCCAGATGCCACGTTTACGCCAAACCCTATATTCACCAAATCCGAAGAAACAGCTATCTTGAAGGAAATCATACCATTCGAAAGAAATCCGGGCTCGGCGAACTTAAAGGATTGAATTTTTGAAATCGGAAAAACTTCTTGACTTTTCTTTTTCACTGCTATCAACTTATCTCCAGTGGCACAAAGAGTCACTCCAAGAGTACAAGGCAAACTGATTTCATACTCGTCCATTTTGTTCTCCTTCTCACAATAAATTTTTATTTTAGCTGTCCGGTCAGTCACCCCAGATATTGAGACACATTTTTCCCTTGGATGCTATCAGTTGTAGTCAAAATCATAGTTGTTCCCCCTCGTTTCGGCATTTTTTCACAAACAGCTGAAAATAGCTGCACGTTCTGCTATAATTTAACCAACCTGCCGACAGTAATCTAGGAAAGGGGTAATGCGTATGACCACAGAAGAATGGTCAGAAGTGCTTATCAGGGTCAGAATGCTGTCGGATGCTGACAAAGCACGGCTGATTACTTATCTGCGTGCTCTGAAAGGTAGCGAAGATAATTCAACGCTTCCTGCCGCCGATCAGCCGACAAGTCAAGAAGTAATTCAATAATCTCCGCCGTTTGGCCGTCCTCCTGTTGGAGGGCGGCTTTTATCATTTCTTTCGGTGTGTGTCCAAGCAGAGAATCCAAGGATTCCCCCAGCTGGTCCGCAATAGAGCAGGCGGCGGCCAGCGAGATGGGCTCACTGCCATCCAGTTCTTCTTCGATTTCCTGAACGCTGATGCCTGCCGCCTTCAAGTCGGCCGGATCCGCATTATTCAAAATCTGCATCACACTATCGCGAAACTTTGAAGACCATTCGTTTTGATGAGATTCCTCGTCCCATCCCATGATATAAGACGGGGTGGTTTCCAAAGCGTCAGCAATGACTTTGATTTTGGACTGCGTAAGGACGCGAAATCCGAGTTCAATTTTGTTGATGGATGATTTCGACTTATAGCCAACTTTCGTTGCCAGTTCTTCTTGGGACATACCCAGCTCTTCGCGTCGAATTTTCACTCTCTGTCCGATGGTCATAGTTTTGTATTCCCCCTAAAATCTTCTGATGCAATTATAATACGGCGTAGTCTTTAGGTCAACATTTTTTCAGATTTTCCAAAAAAACAGTTGACATTCTGCCTACGAGATGGTAATATACGTCAAGTAGACATCCAGTCTACGCCGAACAGAAAGCGAGGTGAATCTACCATGACCAACGCAACTTTGCTTAAAGCGAAGATTGATGCCTCCGGCTACAAGATGAAGTATGTTGCAGATCGCATTGGCCTTACATATCAGGGATTCCTGAACAAAATCAGGAACAAAACCGACTTTACGGTTCCTGAAATCAAGGGCTTGTGTGAGCTGCTCCACATTGAAACGGAGGAGATGGAGCAGATTTTTTTTTGCTCTGTGAGTAGACTCTTTGCCTACTTTGAACAGGAGGACCAAATGAACGCCAACATTCACATCAACGTGGACGAAATACCGCCAGAGGTCGCAGAACGAATCGGCTGCGTATTTCTCGGATTCCACAAGCGTTTCCAGCAGAATCCCGAACTCATGGCTGAGCTGGAAGCCTACCGAGCCACCCAAAAGGCGTCTGAAAGGAAGTGTGCAGAATGACGAAGATTCTGATGACCGTGTATGGCATCACCGCAGAGCAGGCAGCAGCCCGGCTCCCGGCGGCGCAGTTCGTTTTGACTGCTGCCGTTGCAGCCGTGTTCGTCTGGCTGGACAGCAACGGCGCACTGGACGGCGTAGGCCGCTGGATGGGTCGGACGCTCCGGGAGGTGCTGGATGCTGTATCCGAGGACTGATGCGGAGGCTGGCTACCCTGACCCTCCTGTGTGCCCCATCTGCCACCAGCGGTGCGATACCATCTATCGCGCCGAGGATGGAACAATCGTAGGCTGCGACCGCTGCATAGAGGCCGCAGACGCATGGAAAGTCAACGAATGCTTCCCGGAAAAGGAGTGATTTTTATGAAAGGATTGGTGTTTGACACCGAGAATCGGATGCAGTTCAAGGACTTCGGCGAGCCGCTGCTGGACAGCCTCCAGAAAGAAGTCGGCGGCTACATCGAGGTGGTTCATCCCAAGTATCTACCGGAAGGGCTGTGCATGGTGGTCGATGACGAGGGGCGATTGAAAGGCTCTGCCATCAATAACATTGCCAGCGTCCTCTACGGTACGCCGGAACACGGCCAGCCTATCGTGGGCAACGCTGTGATTCTCCGCGAGGGCTTCGTGGCTGGCGAACGCGACTTTGTGAGCCTGACCGAAGATGATGAAACAGGCCTGATACTTATGCTCTTTGCACTCGGCATCAGTATCAAGGACGAAAGCGAGGCCGAGTGATGGATCTGGAAAAATTCTACTTCACATACGGCTCAGATGATATTCAGCCGTACTGTGGAGGATGGACGGTGGTCTGGGCGCCCAACTACCAGATGGCGTGTCAGGTATTCCGGGCAGTCCACCCTGACCGTATTCCCAATGTTCTGAACTGCGCTAGCGTTTACAGCGCAAGTGAGTTCGAGAAAACCAAGATGTTCGGCCCGAGCGGCAATTTCGGCCTCCGCTGCCGGGAGACCATCACGCTGAATATCGCTGTCAATAAGGCCGAGGAGGGGGTGATTTTTTGAAAGTGAGAGGCAAAAAGCTGACCCGCAAGCAGAAAGAAGCCCTTTCCGCACAGGGCTGGGACTTCCGTCTGTACCTCTGCGTCCGGGATGGCCCGGACTTCATGGAGCTGGTCAACCGCACCACCGGCAAGCACGTCATGTTTCGCAAGTAAACCTATCAACTGAAAAGGAGTAAACATTATGATTCGCAATCCCAACGACATTCAGGACGGCGCAAAGAAGATTCGGATGCTTATTGCTGGCTATCCCGGCATCGGCAAGTCTACGCTGGCCTTGTCCGCACCCCGCCCGCTGCACATCGACTGCGACTTCGGCATTGACCGTATCGAGCCTCGCTACCGTATGCCGTACATCCAGCCCCGCAGCTATGACGAAATTCTGAATGACCTGAAGCCGGAGAACCTCAAGGACTTCGAGACGCTGGTGTTCGATACCGCCGGCAAGCTTATCACCCTGATGGGCCTGTGGGCTATCAAGCAGAACCCCAAGTATGGTCAGCGGGACGGCAGTCTGTCCCTCAAGGGCTATGGCTTTGTTGGCCGCGAGTTCGTCCGGCTGATGGACTACTGCTTCTACGAGCTGAAGAAGAACATCGTGGTGGTCTTCCACGCCACCGAGGAAAAGGACGGCGATAACACCCGTCTCCGCATCAAGGTTGAGGGCCAGACCAAGAACAATGTGTGGGAGCCTATGGATCTGGGCGGCTTCGTGGAAATGTACGGCAACGACCGCACCATTGGTTTCTCCAACTGTGAGAAGTATTTTGCCAAGGGCACCCGCGGCATCCACGGTGTCTATAAGATTCCCGCCCTCGGCCCCGGCAGCCCGAACGACTTCCTGACCAAACTGTTTGAGGAGTACAACAGCAAGGCCGCCGAGGAAGTGGCTGCAAATGCCAAGGAGAACGAAGCCTACGAGCAGGTCATGCAAGAGGGCAGCAAGATTATTGCTGGCATCAAGGATGCCGACACCGCCAACGCTGCCATGCCGCCGTTCAAGGCTCTGCAGCACCACTTGACTTCCCGTCAGGAACTGAATGCCCAGTGGAAAGCCAAGATTGCCGCTCTCGGCCTGACTTTTGATACGGCCGCTGCCCAGTACAAGCCCGCAGAGGAGGCACAGTAATGGCTGCATACCTTGTTACTCATTCGCTGCTGTCCTCGTGGCTGCACCTCATCCGGGAGAATCCCTACGAGGATTTGACCACCGAGGGCGACCCGCTGGCAGAGTTTATGCTGGTCCTGCGCCGGGAGCCTACGCCCCGGACGGAGGCTATGCAGAACGGAATTGACTTTGAGAACCTTGTGACCTCCATTGTCAACGGCCGCGACGACCCCAATAATCCGTGGAACTGGGCCGCCGGGCAGATTGCCGCCATCATCAAAGGCGGGCAGTTGCAGTTTAAGTCCCGCAAAACCATTCGGGTGCGCGGTATGGATGTAGTCCTGTATGGCCGCCTCGATGCCCTCAAGGCTGGCACCATCTACGATATCAAGTTCAGTAAGGGCTATGAGCGCGGGAAATTCTATTCCAGCACTCAGCACCCCACCTATATGCTGCTCATCCCGGAGGCACAGCAGTTTTCCTACCTTGTCAGCAATGGCATGGATGTCTGGACGGAGTGCTACCGCAGGGACGAAACGCCGGATATTCGCCCCATCATTTCGGATTTCTTTGACTGGCTGGATGCCTATGGGCTGATGGCCGAGTTCAAGGAGCACTGGAAAGCCTTATGACCGGGCGGCTCGTGGATATAAGTTTCAGCCTGAACCGCAAGCAGCGCATCACACTGGAAGTTGATTCCGATTTCCGAAACCTGTGGGACAAGCTGAATCAGGAGCCGCTGCTGGACATTGAAATCAAGAAGCACCGCAATAAGCGCAGCCGCAGCGCAAACGCCTATTTCCACGTCCTGGTCAACAAGATTGCCGCTGAAACCGGTGAATCGGACGATCTCGTGAAGGAGCGGTTGGTCGTGGCCTACGGCACGGTTGCGAGGGACAAGGACGGCTGCACCGTGGGATTTAAGCTCCCGGTCAGCGTAGATGTTCACGGCATCTACAGATATACCCGCTGCTTCGACACGCGGGAAGAAAACGGAAAATTGTTTCACTGTTACTTGGTTTACAAGGACACCAGCAAGATGGACACGAAAGAATTTTCACACCTGATTGACGGTGCGATTGATGAAGCCAAGGCTCTGGGTATCGAGACGGATACCCCGGAGCAGTTGGCCCGGTACAAGGAGGAATGGTCACGATGAAAGGCCGAATCGTCATCTGCGACTACTGCGGAACGCCCGCAGACTTCGTAGACAGTTCGGTGGTTTACCACGGCCACAGCTTCGGCATGATTTATCTCTGCCCTCGCTGCGGTGCCTATGTCGGCGTACACAAGGGGTCTGACAAACCCCTTGGCCGCTTGGCAAATTCGGAGTTGCGCAACTGGAAAAAGGCAGCTCATGCAGCATTTGACCCGCTCTGGAAATACGGTCCCTACCGTGGCCGCCGGAATGAGGCCTACCGCTGGCTGTCCGAGAAGATGGGCACCCCGATTGAATTTACGCATATTGGAATGTTCGATGTGGACCAGTGCCGCAAGGTGGTCCGCATCATGCGAGAAGAAAGGAACCAGTTATGGAAGATTTGAACGTCCAGACCATCGCTATCCCGGTTGAGGAGTACAAGGAACTGCTCCAGAAGCAGGCCGAACTCAGCCTCATTTATCACAAGGGTGCAGGCGGCAGCGTTTACAACATTGGTAACTTTGTGCTGGATTTGATGCTTGCAGTTCATCCGGAGCTGATTACCAAGCAGGAGGACACCGATGCTGAATAATTGCACATTTCAGGGCCGCTTCGCCGCTGATCCTGAAATGCGGACCACACAGAGCGGCCTGACAGTCGCCAGCTTTCGCATGGCCGTTGACCGGGACAATGTCGGTCAGGATGGCCGGCGGGCTACCGATTGGCTGAATTTCGTGGCATGGCGTAAAACGGCAGAGTTCGTTTGCCAGTATTTCCGAAAGGGCAGCACGGCTCTTGTGGAGTGCCAGTGCCAGACCCGCTCCTACGAAGACAAGAACGGTCAGAAGCGCACCGCCACCGAGTTTGTGGTCCAGAAGATTCACTTTTGCGGCCCAAAAACGGAGCAGCGAGTGGATGATGGCGGTGAGGCACCGCCGCCGGGCTACCAGCAGCCGTCCTATCAGAATCAGCAGATGGGCTTCAACACCCAGAGCCAGCGGCAGCAGTGGCAGCAGAGTGCCCCGGCGGGTCAGCAGCCCGGCTACTCGCAGGGTAATCCCGATGATTTCTCCGAAATCGATGACACGGATGACTTGCCGTTCTAAGGAGGTCTGATAATGGCAACTGGCAAGAGGTTTTACTGGATAAAACTCAAGGATTCGTTCATGAATTCGGAAGTGGTCGATTTCTTGATGAGCCAGCCGAACGGTGCCAACTACGTTGTTCTCTATCAGATGCTCTGTCTCAAAACCATCAATACGGGCGGCCGCCTTACTTGTCAGATAGGCGATATCATTATTCCTTTCGACATCGAAAAGATTCAGCGTGACTGCAAATGGTTTTCGCTGGACACCGTCCGCATTGCTCTTGGGCTCTATAAACAGCTTGGTCTTATTTACGAAGACCGAGATGGAACGCTGGTTCTCGTAAACCATGCCGAGATGGTTGGAAGCGAAACCGACTGGGCTGCAAAAAAGCGCAGACAAGCACTTCAAGCTGCAAATTCTCTCCCAGCAGCTGGGGAAAGTACTGGGGATACCGCTGGGGAAAATTTCCCCATAGAGATAAGAGATAAGAGAATAGAGAATAGAGATAAAGAGATAAGAGGTAGAGATAACGGTAGTCCGGCTGTCGATGCCGGACTGGCAGAGATCATCGGCTCTTACGAGGAGAACATCGGCAGCTTTCCCCCGGCTGCAAGGGATTCCCTGATAGGCTGGCGGGAGGTTTTCGCGGATGACCTCATTCTGCTGGCTATCAAAAAGGCTGCACTGTCCGGCGTTCGCAAGTGGAACTACATCAACGGCATTTTGAAAGCATGGAAAAACGAGGGCGTGAAAACCCTTGGCGATGTGCAAGCCCGCGACCAGCGGCGTAAGCCCCCGGCGGGTCAGCAGCCAAAGCGTTCTGCTGCCGATGACTACGATGAAATTTTTGGAGAACTTTTAGGAGGCTCGACAACATGACCGATACGAAATTGCGTGAGCTGCTGGTGGTCATCGATGACCACTACGGCCGCGCCCGCAGCTTGGAGGAGCGCAGGGCTGACACGCAAATCTACATCCGGGCGTTCGGCACCATCCCGGACGAGATTGTGGAAAAGGCACTGTATACGGCCTTTACTCAGTGCAGATTCCAGAACCAGCTGATTGTGGACTGGTGCGCTGAAATCAAAAAACTGCTGTCAGCCCGGCAGCCCTCGGCGAACGACCTCTGGGCGCAGGCTGCGGCAGCTGCCCGGAAAATCGAGGCAAATCTGTACTACCAGACCCACGGTGGATTCATTGCCCCTGATGGGCGCAAGCTGAAAGGCGAAGATTTCAAAAAGGAAAACGCGAAAATCTTCGCCGCCCTCCCGATGGTGGTGCAGCGATGGGCTGGCTCCCCGGCAGATCTGTCGGAGATTTTCAGCAGCCGCAGCAGCGCGGATCTGCGCCAGTTCGTCCGGCCGGGCTTCGACCGGGCTGTGCAGGATGCTCCGGTTGAGAGTTTGCAGCCCCCGGCACTGCCCGGCGGGGCAAAGGCTCAGATTGGAGGTGGCACGGCATGAGGCCAAAAAGACCATTCCGCAGCCTGATCGTGTGCGTTTCGTGTGCGATGGTTGGCTGCATCCTCGCAAGCACGGCCTACTCCCGGCGGGTGGATGAGTTGGAAATCGAGCGGGATATTTACGCCAGCCGTTTTCAGAACTGGCAGACGCGGGCGATTGACGCGGAGGAAAACGCCAGCCAGCTTCAGACCGAGGTTGACAACTTAACCGCAGAACTGGCAGCGCAGATCGATTTGACCCTTACATACGCTGGGTCATTCAGCTGCACTGCCTACTGCACCGAGGAATACGCCCACATCTGCGGCGAGGGACACGGAATTACATCCAGCGGCGCAAAGGTGCAGCCGGGCGTGACCGTGGCAGCTGACACCAGCATCCTGCCTTACGGCACGGTGGTCTATATCGAGGGTGTAGGTCTCCGGGTCGTTCAGGACACCGGGAGTGCTGTGGTAGGTAACAAGCTGGACGTGGCGGTGAACACCCATGCAGAGGCTCTAAGCTGGTCTGGCTGGGGTTCCCGCCGGGTCTGGATCGTTTCAGGAGGTGCAGAGCCGTGAAAAAGTCGTTTCAGACCGAGATGGATGACACTCAACAGGCTGTCAGCCAAATCGTGTGCCTGTGTACCACCATTGCGCTGCATCAGGAGTTCGGTGTTGGCAAGACCCGCCTTGACCGCATTACAGACAGGATTAACGAACTGGAAGATCAGAACACCGAAGTCATTATGACCCCAGATGCCAATGGCCGCCCCTCTAAAGCCAGGGCCGAGGCCATTCGGGAAAGCTGGTTGGCGGGGTATGTCACTTCCGACTACCGCATCCCGATGCTACGGGCACCTCGTGGCCGCAAAGAGCAGCAATATCAGATTGCTGGAAACAAAGCTGCAAGAATCGCATGGCAGATTTACGCAAAGGCGGTTATTGACATACTGCACTATGGTCCAGAACGGCTGGAACGGCTGCGCAAAGAAAGCCACGCCAACTATGAGCAGTTGAACCAGTGGGCGCACGAGGACGGTTTGGACGTAGCAATGGAAAAGCTGCGCCGCTGCGCTGCCGATGCCATGCAAGCTCCGGATCTGGAAGTTGCTGATATCGATGGCAGCAAGGATGCCGCAGAAGTGGACAAGGAGTTCCGCAAGCAGCGGCTGAACTTTATCAAGCGTGTCCGGGCACAGACCCTTGGGCGCATCGGTGCAACTGCGCAGCCTGTCAATGTGCTGGCTGACCAGAGTATGCAGGATAAGATTCAACTGGTGATGCAGCAGGTTTCCCAGCAGTCTTTTGAACGTAGGAGGACGCATTGACATGGCAAAAAATGAGTACGGAGAGAAGCTGGACAGCAATGGCTATGCGCCCAGCATCCTCAGCAAGAGCCCCGCCTGTCTGATTTGCGGGCGGTATTGCACCGCCCGGCACGAAGTCTTTTTCGGACCGTACCGGGATAAGAGCAAGCGACTTGGCCTGTGGGCAAATCTCTGCCCTTGGTGCCACCAGAACGGTGTGACTGCCGTACATACCAACCGGGAGGCAGACCTCCGCTTGAAAAAGTGGGCGCAGAAAAAGGCCATGGAGTATTACGGCTGGCCGGAGGCGCAGTTCATCCAAGAGTTTGGGAGGTCGTACCTATGAGCACTTGCCCGATTATCGCCATTGACCCCGGCAATGCCCAGTCTGGCTACTGCGTTATCGATCGCAACACCCTGCGCCCGCTGGAATTCGGCAAGGTTGACAACGCCGAGCTGCTGCGGAAGCTGGCCTCTGCCACGGAGCAGGGCTGGCGGTGGGCGGTCATCGAGATGGTGGCCTCCTACGGAATGTCGGTAGGCCGGGAGGTGTTCGATACCGTCCTCTGGATCGGCCGCTTCTACCAAGCCCTGAACGCCTGCTGCCCAGTACGGCTGCTGTGCCGCATCGAGGAGAAGCAACACATCTGCCACAACACCCGCGCCAATGATGCTGCCATCCGGCGGGCACTCATTGACCGATTCGCAGACCACGACCTCAAAAATGGCCGTGGTACAAAAAAGAACCCGGATTTCTTTTACGGCTTCAAAGCCGATGTGTGGGCAGCCTACGCTGTGGGTCTGACCGCCATTGAAAACCGAGAGAACGATTATCATTTTTCTGCTACTTGAAAGGAGCACATACCATGGATAGCTACGAAAACGAAGCCTCTAAGTTCGCCGCCCAGCGCACCAAGCTGAAGAACATCTGCGAGGCGCACGACCTGACCTACACGTTCATCAAGAACAGCTACCCCATCAAGCTGATTATCCGCCCCATCAAGGGTGTGGGCGAACAGATGTCCATGCTGGAAACCGCCAGCGAGGACAGCTACATCTCCCCGGATGCCTACCTCCTGTTCACCATGAAGGATGGTGTGCTGGTCTACCGCATGAGCAAGACCTTCACCATTGAGGATGCCCTGTTCGGCAAAATCAAGAACATCTTCAAGAATATGCACTCCTATTACTGCCAGTTCTTCTTCCGTGAGCTGATTGAGAGCGGCCGGCTGAAAGCCATCGGCGGGAAGATGCCGGAAATTCCTGAAACCACCGCAAAGGAGCCTGAGGAAAAGGCTCCCGACCTGCCCCCGGATGCCGAAAAGCTGGAAGAAATCGAGGATGATACCGATGATGCAGACGATGCCGAGGCCGAAGCGCCCGCAGAGGACGAGCTGGCAAAGGCCACCGAGATTGCCCGGCAGAACGACGGCATCACGCAGGCCCTGCTGGAACAGCAGATGGGTGTGACCGCAGAAAAGGCCATCGCCCTGCTGGATGATATGGAATCCGCTGGTGTGATTGAGTTCTCCAACGGCCACTACACCATCGCCGCTACTGACAGCGAGGAGGAGTAACCTATGGCAAAGGCAGCAGTAACGCGCAGCATCCGGGACGACCACCAGAAGAATTTCCTCAAAATCTTCAATGGCCTGACCGGAAAACATAGCCGCTGGGAGATTTGGGAGGACTTCGTCACCCTGACGGCCATCGAGATCTCGAACAGCACGGACAAGGTAAACGCCACGGAGCGCACCAAGATGTATCAGACCATCATTTCTAAATACTCCGCCAAAGAGCGGGACGGCATGGCCGAAATGCTGGCCGAGGTGGTCATGGGCATGGAACAGAACCCCGACCAAGATTTCCTCGGCTCCTTGTACATGATGTGTGAGCTGGGCAATGACCACGCCGGGCAGTTCTTCACCCCCTACGATGTGTGCCGCTGCATGGCCGAGATCACGTTTGACCCGAAGCTGCACCCGGACATGGAGGGCTTTATCTCGGTATCTGACCCGGCCTGTGGAGCTGGCGCCACGCTGCTTGCCTTTTTGAACGTCTGCAAAAGACGGAATATCTGCTACCACAACAAAGTCCTTGTCATAGCCCAAGACATTGACTTCATCGTTGGGCTGATGTGCTACATCCAGTGCAGCTTCATGGGCTGCGCTGGATATGTAGTCATCGGTGACACACTCGTGAACCCAGCAACGGCCTACGACAGCCGCGGATTGCTGCCCGCAGGACCGCAAAACCGCATCTGGTATATGCCGCTTTTCTCAACCGATGTGTGGTATATGCGCCGCCAGATAGCGCAGATGAACCTGCTGTTTGAACCGAAAGGCGAACCGGCAAAAATCGAAAAAACCGATATTAAACCCGCAAATTTGCAAAAATCTATCAAAAATGAGCCTAAAGCCCCGGAAAACGAGCCCCTTAACGAAACCAAAACCGGGCAGCTCACGTTTTTCTAACCCGAAATAAGAAAGGAGTATCCCTATGGCAGACATTACTTACATCCCTATCCGGCAGTTGTACCCTCACCCCGATAACCCCCGCAAGGAACTGGGCGACCTGTCCGAACTTGCCGCCAGCATCAAGGAAAACGGCGTGTACCAGAACTTGACCGTAATCCCCGGCCACTACCTCAACAGCCGGGAGTACATCGCAAAGTGCGTTGACGAGGGCGGGGATGCAGCCGCAGCAGCGGCAGCATGGACACCCAAGGCTGTGTGGTCCAGTGAGGACTACACCATCATCATCGGCCACCGCCGGGCAGCAGCAGCGCAGCAGGCAGGACTGTACGAACTGCCCTGCGCCATCGTGGAGATGGACGAGCGGGAGCAGATGCAGACCATGATGATTGAGAATATCCTGTCGTTTTCAGTTTTTCCAAAGAACCTAACCCGGAAGCATTTGAACGCATTCGGAACATCCTGCTTGCCACCAGCTACACGAAGAAGGTAGGTTGACATCATGGACGAATGCAGAATCAAACGCTATACTGAGTGCGGTGATGGGCGGTGCCACAAACCGAGCCATTGCCGGACGTTCTTTGACAACGAAATAAAGCCTGTCCCCACTTTTGTTATGAAAGTGAGGAATTTACAATGAC